ACCTTGTGCAATCCCATCTTCTGCACCTGCTTCCATACGCAATGTTTCTAATGATGAAGTATAACCATAACCAACATGAACCTTAGATGAGCTTCTATCTAATGTAATTGTGCCATTGCTGACTGTTTTATCAGCGTGTGCAGCACCATCTGCTAAAATGGTTACTGTTTCACCCTCAAGGTGGTTTAGGCTTGTAATGGTCGTTGTAGCCGATCCACTGTATGTCAACCCACTATCTACAAAGAAAGCATCCTCGACATCATCATTAAAATATAGTGACTTTAAATAAACAATATGTCTTACTGTGGCACTGTTTATAGTTCTTTTAACACTAAGATACACCTGGTCTTCTGCACCACTAGGTATAGCTGTAATACTTTCTACTAGACCACTGCCACCTAAACTATGTTCATGCCATCCTACTGTGGCGTTTGCCCTGTCATATGTTAGTCCTATTAGCCTTCCATCATTATGTACAAACCACAACAATAACTCTGGCTCTTGCTGCCATACCATGTCAGTCAAGCCACCTCTAGCCAAATGATCTGCAAGCACAGTCAAATCAACACCCAGCAATCCATCTGTGTCTAAATCAAAGGTTATCTCTTTTACCTTTTCTGCACCCTTCTGTATGAGTATGGTACTGTTACCTGCTCTCAAAGGCTTGATGTTACCTGTACCAAAAGTTGTTTCTCGTAGCACGTTAACATTTGTAGGTGTTACCGGCTCTGATCCTGCACCACCTGACAAAGTAAACTCAGCACTTGTAGTCAATAACTGCAAGAATCTAGCTGGTAATAAATGCTTTATGACGTTAACCTGATCTGATGCTATGGTTACATTAATCGCTGCATCATCTTCTGTTCCAGGTGTATGGTTCTCAAAATCAGCAGATACACTACCAAAGATAGTCTGTGGCTGATCTGTGGTTCCAGCAAAGTATAATCTTTCTTCGTAAAAACCTATAGCTCTTGGAAATCCTGTGGTTGAGCTAAAACTTCCCAATGACCATTTTGTTGTAGCATTGCTCGATCCCACAACATTATGTGGTAATACTGATATGCCACCATCATCTTCTTTAACTGTAGCTGTTACAACTGTTGAACTTGTGAACCCTGTTATCTTTACATAACCTGTATCGTCATGCCTGTACTCCCAATCAATCGCACCATATGTTTCTGTACCTGATGTATGTACTGGTGGCGTGTTACCTGATGTTTGCGTTGATCCAGTAACCTGCTTGTAAACGTGACCATTGAATCTTACAAATACATTATTAGCGTAACTTGTACTTGCTGCCCATTCATCATAAGTAACCTCTAATACCTCACGAAACCTAATTAATCTTCCAACATCTGTACTAACAAACAAGGCTGCACTTGCTGTAATCGTTACAGAACCTGTATCTGCTGAAGCGTATAATGTTGTTGCTGTTATGTTTTCATCAAGGTAAGGACCATCTGTAAAATCAATATCCGTCAATGTCCATGATGTATGACTTGTTCTTGTCAACTTTGCTGGTGCATGATCTTGTTGTGCAAGGAATAACACATCTGCTGATTGTGCATAATTAATCGTAGATAGCTGTGCTGTCGTGTAAGTCGTTGTAATTTCTACTATTTTACCGACTGTGCCACCACTTGTATATGTGGTAAACGCAGAGCTATTGATACCACTTAACTGAAATGTATTTGTTGTCTTTCCTGCAACTGTAAACTCTCTGTTATTTATCTCTGTCATACCAACAACACCAGTAATAAACACTCTGTCACCATTATTCAAACCATGTGAGTTAGATGTTACTACTGCTGGATTAGCCTTTGTTATGGCTGTTATTGCTGTCGTAGCTTCTGTAACTAAGCCACCATCTTTAAATATACGAATATAATTATTACCAAACTCCAATACATAGGCTTGTGTATCACTAAACTCAAAGTTGATTAGCCTTACCTGACCACCATCCTTTGTTGTTCCTGCGTAATATGTACCTGGTCTGCGTGTTGTACCTCCCTGTGGAAATACAATCATGTTGCTTAAATCTTTTACAGCTTCATTATATTTTTGTAAGTCTATTCTACCTTCTAGCCTAGGAGATATTTCACCTGCCCTGAAGTTGGTGATAATAGACGATACTCTAGCCATATTAGAACCTTGCGTTAGTAAAAGTATCTGCCTGTATTTGTTCTGGATAACCCTCTAGTGCATCCATACCTCTAGCTTCACTTAATCTTGCTTGATACAAAGAATACATTGATTGAGCTAAAGCATTACTTCCTGTAATGGCATACGCAGTTTCTGCTGCAAGTTTATGTGCAATCGTACTACTTAACAAAGGATCGAATTGCTCTGTATCTGTTACCCTAGATAAATAAACTATAGAACAAGTGCCTTCATTGGAAAGTATTTTTCTGCCTTCTATCTTATACATTACATTGCTATCGTAAGCTGCAACTTCATTATTGACGTTTGAGTTCCAAAAAGAAATAACCCTCAAGCAATAAGGGTCTGTAGGCAATGTATATTGATAGGTAAATCCGAATGGTGGTGCATCACTGTCTCTTGCTAATGTTGCCCTTGATATAGCTACATTCCAAGGATGCGATCTTATCACAGCATCTCTTACTGTTTCAAATCTTCTATTACAAAGTCGTGCTTCTTTAGAGTTCTCCGTTAATGCAGTTATTGTCGCTGCACCAAGTAAATCCATAGCTTCATTACAAATATCTACTACTGACGGCATATCAAACTCCTAAAGGTAAGGAGCAGATAAACTGCTCCCTACTAATATTTTAGTTTACAACATACTCTATGATGTATGACATATCACCTGCTGTACCACCTGTGGCAGAAAAAGTTACTGCAACGTAGTAGTATCCACCAGGATCGGCTGATGCACCTGCATCTTCCCAAACCTGTTGTCCAATAGTGTTAATATTGGCAGCTTCAGTTCTTACATCAGTCATAGCACCTTCGTCTGCGACTAAAGTTGCATATACATCTTCGTCAACGACTGTGCCATTTGTTTGATATAAACCTACATTAAATGTGCATGATCCACCTAAAGCATCTGATGCAATCTTTAGTGATGCGATAGATGCGTTACTAGGTATTGGTGCAAGCATAACAATATCATTGTCTGTGCTATCACCAGCAGCTAATGCGACTGTACCTTGAGCAACACGCAAAACGCCATGTAGCTCGTGGGCATTACTTGCAACTTGAGGACTAGCTTCAAAGTTAGCTACAAGTGTTGTATTTTTTGTAGTCATTTATTCACTCCCTTCCTTAAGCTGATTCATCACAATCGATTTGTACTACTTTGGATTCTTCCATTCTAGTAGCACCAATGCTCATGCAATAGTAAACTTGAGTAGCATAACCTTTGTCTGCTCTCTCATCTATTCTTGCAGAAACATCTTTTCCGACACCTAAAGCAATACCATCTTCTGCCCAAGCAAAACATGATCTGATATTAGATGCAATCGATAGTCTGTTTGTTACAATGAATTTGAAACCCATGAATGTGTCCACTTCACCTTGAACAAGTGCCTTAACTGTATTAAAGTCAGAACTTGTTACTGAAGTAGTTCCAAGTAATGCTTCAATTTGGTTAGGACCAACTGCTATATATCTTGGTATTGATGGGTCAACGTCAGCTAAATCTAAAATCTTTTTAGCTTCAATTAACTTGGCAATAGACATATCGGCACTACCATTTGCAATCTGATTACCAGCAGCAAATGCTGTAGATGTTGAACCTGTTTCACCTGTAAAAGATGTTCCAAGTGCAGCAGAAATGATAACGTCATCCATTGCTCTTCCCATTGCAGCAGCAGCAGCCATTGCATAAGAAGATGTAGGATCGATTAACATTCTAACCTTATCTTGGTCATCAATTAAGTCGGCATACTCATAGTCAGCTAGACTCACTCTACGTCTAGCGTGAGGTGTGTCCATCTGTGGTGTGTCGGCATGGCGAGTGGTACGCAACTGAGCAGTAGCAACGCCTACCTGGTCGAAAAAAGCATTCTTTCCAGTAATATTCTCCACACGAACTGCATCTCTTAGACGGCTTCCCATCTGTTGAGATAGCATCTGCACGTTAGCAGAATACTGTTGGACAAATGCCGTAGTTACTGATGTTGACATTTAAGTCTCCTTCGTAAAAGTTACATTTGATTTATTTGCAGTGTGCTACCCTTTACGGACACTCCTAGTTTTTTGAGCCAACTTTAGGCTATCGTCTTTCCGATTGTCTTGAGGACTTGTTGCCAAGCTACCCTGCATAACCCATTCGTAATATATATCAGCAAGTTTATCTGGATGCAACAAATCTCTTTGTGTACCAAATTCAACTGCAAGCCGTAAACATTCCAAACGGATTTCTTCTTCAGAGAGTGATTCATTATCCATGAATATATCCCATCAATTCTTGCATACGTTCAATAGCACGCTGCCTTCCTATAGGATCTTTCCTATTCCAATAAGCGTGTGTCTTGTCGTTCATAATTGAGTCAACTTCTTGTTGTGCCATTTGTGGTGTGTAAGCTCTGTTTACAGCATTATCAGATACAGTATCTTCGCTTGTAACAGTAGACTTAAACTCACCCATAGCAGCAAATGCTTTGATAAAAGCTGGATGATTGCCAATCAATGTACCATCTTCTAGCTTCATCTGTAGCAAATCACTACCACCAAATTGATCTACAACTTCTTTTGCAGCCGTTACCTTTTGCTCAAAAGCTGGACCCCATTCTCTTTGAAGTTCTGCTGCTGTTTGTTCTGCCTGTTGCTCTGCTTCCATTTGCATAGCTTCTGAACTTTGTGCAACTGTGCTCTTGTAATAATCCAAAACACCTTGTGCTTGCTGTGGTGTTAGTCTTAGAGTATGAGCAATATCTGCATATTGTTTGGCAACATCTTCAGTAATAACATTGCCATCAACAGGCAACTCATAGCCGTCTGGTGACTCTGGTCTGCCTAACTTACTGTAAATGTTATCTAAATCTTCGTCTGTTGGATTCTTAGGCAACGGAATCTTATCACTGCCTATTAATCTCTGTGCGTTTACATAGCTCCTTGCTAGATTACCAACGTCTTTAATTGGTGATAAACTTGGATGCTCCCTTAATTCTTCTGGTATCATTTCAATGAAACTGTTACCAGACCCACCTTGTGCAACTTCAGCAGGTGTTTCCATAACTGAAGGCTGTACTGGTTCGGCTACCTGTTCAGCAACTTGTTCTGACATATTTACTCCTCTTTTAACATATTATAAATGTGTAGTATGACTGCCCTTTTACCTTCTTCAAAGGCTGTAGCATTGGCATCTCCAGCTACATAACTTGAAGCACGCCAGTTACAGCGTAACTCCAAATCCTCCAAAACTTTCTTTCCAGCATTGTCTTCAAATGTATCTTTATACATAACCTTAAGCTGTGCTATCTGGTCATTCATTTGCACCCACCATTCTTACAGCTTGTGCAGCCTGACCTACAGTAGCAACATCTTCTTGCTCCATTTGTCTTTCCATCTGTTCTTGCTGCATCATTGCACGCTGTTCTCTTTCTTCATCAACGGCTGACTGTGACTTCAGAACTTTCTTAGGAACACCTAGAGCTTCAGTTAGATAAGTTACCAATCCATCAGGATCAATGTGATCTCCAACAGGCAATGTTTGTGACAATGGCATCAATATCTCTAAGGCTCTCATTACACCATTAACAGAACTAGACTTCTGTGCCCTAGCTAGTGGTGATACATATTCAATATCAATATCCATTCCCTGCAATACCTCTGGTGGTACTGCAAGCATATCAGCACGCAGCATCAAAGCAAACGCCCTGTCTATCAAAGGTCTTAGCATTTCATTCATTAACCTACCAAGAACAGGACCAATAACTCTCATTCTTTCTTCCTGTCTTTGTATTACTTCTGTGGCTGTCATGTTTGGCTGATTGCCACTTAAAAGTTGGTCAACGAAGAACGCTGTACGGATTGCTGCCCTTCGTTGTTCTTCCATATTCAATCCAATAGGTATGTTAGCACCTGTTTGTAATGGTGTAATCGTATCCCTAGAACCTGATCTGTAAAAGTTGAGACCCCCAGGTTGGGTTCTTATAGGGAGCAAAAACCCATCATCAGGCACTAATAGTGGAGGATCTATCATTTTTTGTGCTGCTTGTATGATTGTTTTAGACATAAGATTTATCATCTTAACATCTGGCAACGCAACCATTGCTGGAGATCTCCCCATCACTTCTCCAGTTGCCTTCAAGAAGCGTGGTACAACGTAAGGTAGTTCTTGGAAACCACTCTCTGCCAAAATCATCTTTGTCTCCATGCAGATATACATAGATGCGTATGGCATATTCTTATTATTTTGTTTTGTTGGATCTCTATCTTTTCTTGGCATAACCACATGAAGTATCTCTACATTCTCATCTGGCTTCTTTTCAAATGTCCTAGCAATAAACGCACCTACGTTATCAATACCAAATCTTTGTACAGCTTGCCTTGCAGGTATCTCATACTTTCTAAAAACAGTATCAACCATACCATACTGGTCTTCTGTTACATAAAACTCTGATATATGTCTTGTGCTAAATCGTAATGTCTTGTCATCCATCTCCACAAACATACAGCCAGTACCAAAGACAACCAGGTCAACATACATCTCATGAACCTCTGTTTCAAAGTTAGACATGGTAAAAGCACGCATCATTCTTTGCGAACTATCTTCTAGCCATCTCTGTACTTCTTCGTCTCTGCCTAGCTCCTCATCTTTCATTGTCAAATGAAACCAAGGTGTAGCACCTGACGTTAACATTCCATGTAGACTAGATGATAATAAATCTACTGCTTGTAAAGCTGTGCCATCAAAGATAAGTTCCATTCTCTTTTCGCCACGACTTCTCTTCTTTACTATGTCTGCTTTTCTTGGCAGCATATAGTCAGCTAACTCTTGGTAATGATTATTCCAGTTGTCTCGCTGACCTTCAACGTGTTGAAACCTAGCAACTATATCTTTGACATTCATCATAGTTCTATCCTAATAAAGTTGGTGTACCACCTGTGCCACTCATGCTGGTAGATGTTTCTCCTAGCTGCCCAGCAACAATCGTGCTACCACGACCTCTACGCTTTCTTCTTTCTTGTGCTTCAGCTTCACCAGCTAATGCAGCAGCCTTCTCATAATCAGCTTTAGCAGGTTCTTCTGGAACTGGTGGTGGTGGTGGAACATATACTTTTGGTTTAAGAAATGACATTGCTATCTCCTATGTTACGGCTCTTCCTGATTTCTTTCTTTGTATTACGCCATAGCCTTCCATAATTGTACCAGCTTGACCTGACCTTTTCCCTCTAGTAGCATACCTAGTTGTAATAGTAGGCTTCTCATCTTCAACAACTTCAGGTGTAACTTCAGGCGTAACAACTGGAGCAACTGGTGCTCGATAATCTTCTTTGTCTGTACCTGTTACAGTCTCCTTGACTTCCTTTAATATTTTTTTGCCTGGCTTTTCTATTATTTCTTCAAACGCTTCATCTGCAATATTTTTTACACCCTTGATAACTTTTTTTACTGGTCTTTCAAGTGGCTCAACAATAGCTTTATCAACAGTTTTTATTATTGTCTTTGGAACTTTTACAACTTCCTTAGCTATTGGCTTTACAACTTTCTTAACAATAACCTCTGGAGCCTTCACAACTTCCTTAACAGTTTTTTTAACTGGTTTTTCCAAAGGTTCTACAACAGCCTTTTCTATAGGCTTGACAACCTTTTTCACAACCTTTTCAACAGGTTTTACTATTTTCTTAATCGGCTTGATTATTTTTTTTGGAGCACCACCCATGTTACTTTCCTTTCAACATATGCCAACCTAACTTTCTAGTTTCAGGTCTAAACCAAAAGGCTTTCTTATAGCCACTTCGCATGAACATCCTCTTTAATTCAAGGAATCCTTTTCTTGTATAACCTTTTTTTGCAATAAAGTCTACTAGCCAAACATCATTGCCACCTCCCTTGTATCCATCAGTAGGGAAGTATGTGGTTCCAACATAGTCATAAACCTGCTCATCACTGGGAAATCCCCATGTAGCAAACATCAATGGCTCATGTAATTCGTTTCTCATAATCTTATATTGTCTTATCCCTAAAGGTTTTTCAATATAATCTTGTATCATCCCATCATCCCAATCCCTATGATGCTCACTATACCTAACCATCTCCAGTGCATCTTCATAGTCGTGACCATACATCATAGCGTAAATGGATTGTACTCATTAACAGCCACCGATTGTGGTGCTTTAGCCATTACAGTACGATTCTCCAACCCAACAGATAAGTATCTAAAAGCATCAGCAGCGTGACTCGTAAAGTCATGCCTTGGCTGGTCACGGAATAATTTTTTCTTTTCATCCCATTCCTGCCTATACTGTCGCAACATTTCCAACCCTTCAGCACATTTGTCTCTATCAAAGTAACATTTAGGTATCATCATCCTAGCAGCGTTGATTCCATCAGCAATTTTCATTCGAGGTATCACCCTAAAGCGTATGCCCAAACTAAAAGCCGTCTCTAATCTCGATTTCCCACTACCCAGTTCTCGAACTTCAATATCATGTGGAGCAAGATGATCTCCCCAGTGATAATCTTTC